CAATACAGTAGCAACACCGGTAGGGATATCTCAAGGGTATGAAGTGTCTATGCAAACGCTTCAGATGATGATTGATAACTCTCGTTTAGAACGCCCGGCTGAGTATGACTTATACGAATTACTCTTTATAGTAGTTCTTGGTGTTATCCTTGTTATATCCGCAGCATTCTTAGGGTATACTATTAATGCTATACTGATTCTACTAGCTTTAGTTTGTCCTTATATACTTGGCTGGGATTTGTTCTTAAAAGGTTTACTTGCTGATTATACTTGGCCAACTATAGTTGCATTTGTAACTTGGGCTGGCGCTATATTCATGCGCTTTATAATGGAGTTTAAATTAAAGCAGCAAATTAAAAAGCAATTTGAAACTTATCTCTCTCCTGATCAAGTAGCACAATTACAAAAGAATCCTGACGCTCTTAAGTTAGGAGGAGATGAAAGAGAGCTTAGTATAATGTTTACCGACGTTAGAGGCTTTACTACTATATCAGAACACTACGGTAAAGACGTACAAGGGTTAACCAAAATAATGAATCGTTATATGACTGCTATGACGAAGAACATTATTACTAATAGAGGCACTTTAGACAAGTACATCGGGGATGCTCAAATGGCATTTTGGAATGCACCTTTAGATAATAAAGATCATGCTCGTATGGCTGTAGCAACTGGCTTATCTATGCTTAAAGATCTTAAAGCCTTTAATGCAGAGATAGCTAAAGAAGGAGTACCAGCTTTTGGTATGGGGTTAGGTATTAATACCGGTACAGTAGTTGTAGGCAATATGGGTTCAGAACAACGCTTCGACTATACCTGCCTAGGAGACCACGTTAACTTAGCTTCTCGTTTAGAAGGTCAATCTAAACCATATGGAGTAAAGATAGTTATTGGACCTAAGACTTGGGAGTATGTTAAAGACATTTATCCTACAGCTGAACTAGATTGTATAGCGGTTAAAGGCAAAAAAGAAGGGGTAAAGATCTATACAGTGTTTGAACTTGATACTAACTTCCCTAGCAATACACACAGTATCTTTTTACAATTGTATAGAGCTCGTCGTTGGAACGATGCAAAAGAGATGGCTAAAGCTATTATTGAACATAAGCCTGGTTTACTTGATGATTACTACAATATGATGATAGAACGTATTGAGTATCTACAAAAAAATGACCCCGGCCTTGATTGGGACGGGGTCTATAGAGCGACTTCTAAATAATTAGTTCTTATCGTAGAACAGCCTATCATCTACGCAGCCATATACGAAGTAGCCGCTTTGATAGAAAAGAGATTGGAAAGAGTGACCTTTAGAGGTACAATCAGCAATTGCAGCTTCAATGTTTGCTTGGTTGTTAGTCCAGTTACCAAGATAAGTCCAACCTAGGGTAACGCATTCATTACCATTTAATGGTACACCTTGAAACTTATTAACTTCAGAGGTTAAAAACGCTACATCTTCTGCTGTAGGGGTAGGACCACTGTTGATAGGTTTAATTTGATCTATAGTGATACTAATACCACTTTCGTTAATTGTACGAGTATAATCTACTCTAAATTGATTAGTACCAGATTGTAAAGCATTATAGTGATAGGTGTTACCACCATCATGATAGTAAGCTTCTAATAGATTGTGTGATGTTGCATCCATGTTATATATATTTATACAATTGTTGTAAAAATACACATTTATTGTAAATAAGAAATAATGGTAATCACTAACTATAAAGATATTATTGTTGTTGACAATTTTATTACTTCTGAGGAAAACGATATTTTCGTATCTTTAATAGAAAAACCTAAATGCTATGAAAATAATAGCTATTGGAGATTTTTAAGCAGCGATAATACCGTTACCCCCTTAACACTTAACTACTACGGAAATGAAATTTATAGTTCTGTTCTAGAACAGGTAAATGACGTAGCAGCTAATAATGCCTATATTGATGTAAAGAAACGCATATTGCGTCTACTTGAAAACAAATATAAGGTTGAACACTCAGGGTTAGAGAAGTTTTCTGATTATGTTCCCTATATATGTGATAAAGAAATGCCTGTAGATGGTAGCTCTTTAGGTATACCTGCACCCGAAGCAGATGATCATAGCAGGTTTTTAGAGAGCCAAGTGGAGTGGGGATTAACTGGTGGGGGCAATCGCAATTACGTAGCCCGTATTTTTATTAACCACGACTTTAAGGGGGGTAATTTAACCTTTCCGCAGCATAATTTAGATATTAAACCAGATAAAGACCGGTTAGTGCTTTACCCTTGTAGTAAAGAATATATCTACGGAGTAAGAAATATTGACGGAGGGTCGTTTTATCTTACCTTTTGGTTCACTAAAGCTTAATTGTAGTTTAAAGTATTTAAAGCTAAATGTAATCCAGGTATATGCTTGGTAAAGTATATTACTACTTTATTGTTTACAATTTCTATATGACTACCTTGCAGATTTGAGCCGCTTACAGATAATTTAGAATAAACTTTATCCCAGAAGCGTAGATTTTTTACAGTAATTTTACTTGTATTCTCTACTGCAACTGGGTTTCCTATTATAGCTACCCCGCCAGGTGCAAGTACTTTAGATAAACGTACCATCCAGATTTCTGGTGCAGGTAAGGAATGAAGATTTTTTATTGTACAAAACCCAACACTATTATCTTCTATATTAGTATTAAATAAGCTTTCCTCTCCAATGGTTTTATAATTATTGTCTTTGCTCCATTTAAGAGCCATTAATACAATATAATCACTGTACATCTTTCTTGCTTGTAACTGTATCCATCTACTAAGATCTTTATCAGCGTGAGTATTGTCTGGGTGTAGATAATATACGTAAAGCACATCGTTAATGTGATGTATAGTGCCGTGTATCATAGTACGACAAAGTATGTCTCCATCATCACAGGCTTTTAAATTAATATCGTGTCCACCAATAGAGCGGTAAAAATCTCTTTTCCACACTCTAATATGATTAGGTGCCCACCACTGCCAAGCAAAATTAGTTGGTAGGGGTGGAAAAGCTTTATTAATCGGACACTCCTTACCCTTGTAATTATAGCTTTCAATTACCCAACCGTGTCCTGGACCCCACACATAAGGATTATTATCTTTATCAAAAACAATATTGTTTGAGTATAAAAAGTCTGCTTTATCTTTATTAGCTATTAACGCCTTTACACAATGCGGCATTAGTTCATCGTCGTGATCTACCTCTGCTAACAGTTCTCCTTTACCTTGCATGAAACCAAATTTCTTTAAGGCTCCAATATTAAGATTTGTATCGGTGTAAGGTACTATTTTTATCCAACGCTTTTTAGGTAATATAGAAACATCTGCATCTCCGTTGGGTATTACTATCCATTCGAATCGCTTATCTGTTTGTGCTGCAATAGATTCATATAAGCGTAAAAGCTTATCAGTTCTATGAGTCGGGGTTATTAGAGATACTATGGGTTTCATTAGCTTGTGATTGGACCCCACTTCTGTAACGGGCAGTGAGCTGCAGCTATTCGAGCTTTGTATTTCATACCACAACCGCACTTAGCACATCGGGCCTGTTCTTGTTGTACAATAAGGTGTTCACATTGTAAACAAATATCTAGACGTGCATGCGCTTGCTCTTCTGTAGCTAATATAACTTTATGCTGCGCAGCAGTTTTAAGCATATTTTGTAACGTCTCACTTAAACTCAACACCATTGTTTTTATAGAAGGAAGCTGTTTAGGGTCGTCCATGTTATTATAATATGTTGTATTTAATTATTTGATCAAGTGCCGGAGCAAAGAACTCTTTGTTCGTTCTGTGTTTAGTTACATATAAGTCTTCAATTACAGAACCATCCAATTGCGTATTCTTAAGTATAGTGAATATATCTTTTACTGTAGTTAGGATAGGTCTACCGTTAACGTTAAAAGAAGTATTAAGCAGTACTCCTATACCGGTAGCTTTATCCATTTCAGTTAATAGATCGTATAATAAACTATTTTGTTCTCTTGTTACAGTTTGTAAACGAGCTGTCCCGTCTACATGCGTTATAGCTGGAAGTTTAGAACGATATTCTTCTTTCACTAACGGTGCAAAACTCATCCACCGTGCATCACTATCCCACTCAAAGTATTTATCTACATCTTCTAAACGCACCACTGGCGCAAAAGGACGGTACCACTCTCTATTCTTAACTTTTTTATTAAGAATATCTTTCATATTAGCTATTTGTGGGTTACAAATTATACTTCTATTGCCTAGACCTCGAGGGCCAACCTCTGAGCCTCCGTGAGCTAAGCCAATAATTTTACCTTCTACAATGTCTTTTATTATAACAGAAGGATAAACCCCGTTAATGTGGTATGGGTTTTCGTTTAAATAATGAGGCAGTAAATCAAAATCTAATAAGGGTAAGCCAGCATAAGTTACATCAACTGGGGTTGACGGTTTAATGTGATTTAATATCATTCCTACTGAAATACCGGTGTCGTTTGGACATGGACCTACAAATACTCTTTTACTGTATTCAGTTTTTAAACGAGTGTTAAGAAGTATATTGAGTGCACACCCTCCAGCCATACACACAGGTAAATGTTTATAGCTTTCTTTAAATAGTACAGGTTGAACTAATAAAAAGAATACATTTTCCCATGCTCTTTGTAAGGTAGCAGCTACATCATAAGCAATTTGTCCTTTGAGTCTATTTTTAACATTAAAGTTAATTCCAGTTTGTAGGCTAAGTTTAGCTATATGAGGCTGAAAGTTATAAAAACCTTTTAAGTTGGTATCAACACAAAATTGTTCAAATGCTTCGAGCCATTCTTCCCTAACAGTTCCATATGAAACTAGCCCCATTAACTTACCTGGGTAAGTTAAATGTCCTTCATGTATAGGTTGATAGCTAATATCTTCTAGATAGTGCCCAATAAGCATGTACGGACAACCTAGATCTATATCAAGTTCTTTTAATAGAAGCAATCCTTTTTGACGTTCTGCGTAATAGACACCAAAGGTACCGTCATTACCACCCCCGTCAAATGAAAAGACTAACGCTTCTTCATATGGCGACTGGTAAAATGCTCCTCCAGCGTGACTGTAATGATGTTTAGTGTAAACGTAATTACGTGCTTTAATTATTTTGTTTAAAGAAATACGTACACCGTTTACTTTAATTTCACTATCCTCTAAGCATATACAATTTTCAAAATAATCAAACCCAGTATAACGCTTAATATAATTTAATATAGATTCAAATACCAGTACAGGGTTTTCTGGTATTTTGTAACGAAACAAACCACTATTTTTATATCCTAAAAAGCGTTCTGTTTCAAGTACTAAAAGTATTTTACCTTGGTTTTCTACTACGAAAGTGCTATTGTGGGAACCAGTAAATGCTATATTTGCCATAGTATTAATTATAACCTGCTAATTTTAAACATTCATTATAAAGCTTGTAATCTTCTGCATGAAGCTTCATAAGCTTTTCTTTTTGTTCATCTGATACATTATATGTTTCTTGTACGCTTTTCTTTTCAGGATTTAAATTATAATGCTGACTCTCTTCGTTAATATCTATACCGAATGTTTCTTTAAAGCGTTTTATTTCTTCATCATATTTTTCTACTATACCTATAAATTTAAATTTAGTTAAAGGTATGTTAATTAACTGAGTCATAAAATTAACATTATAAGAATGCGTAGCATATGTTTCTAAGTCAATAATATCATAAGATCGCTTTGTAGGGGCTATTTGTCCGTAATAAGCGCCTATTCTTAAATAATAATTATAATGAGATATCATTCTCTGTATAGGGTCTCTAACCCAAGTTATATAGTCCGCATTAGGATATAAATTAACAAAACAACTTGCATTAAAGTGACCGGTAATACATTTAACACTAGCAGGGGGCTGTATTTGCTGCGCTCCAGGCAAATTAGTTCTATTAGCTGCTACCGAATAATTCATATCTTTATACCAACCATCTGAGTCAACCACTATAATTTCAGAAGGTTTATATATTTTTTTAAGTAAACCCTTAAAAGATGTACCAGCACTCTTAGGTATATGTACAAAAATAAGCACGTAAAGATTTACCTTACGTGCTTGAAACTGCCAGTTAAGAACAATTACGGATTGATTGGAGGTACTTCGAGTGCAGTTAGTTGAAGAAACGTAGTAGTGGTAGTAACATATTGCTGGAAAGGCTTAAGTATTACTGGATATACAAAGCCAGCGACTAAAGCTCCACCAGCTGAAGCGAACCCAGTATAAGTTATAGGCGCTGGAGAGGAACTTGCTATAACAATTCCAGGACCAGCTCCACAAACTAAACCTGCTGAAAGAAAAAGAGCGCCAGAAACACCCCCAGTATAGGTAATGTCTACAGGGGTGTTGTCCCCACATGTGTAGTACGTAGCAGAAAGAACTCCACCAGCACCGTAACGAAATTGATATCTAGAGCATGCCATATTAGATATTTACTATCTTAAGGCTTATTTATTAAATGATTGCCCACCAACTCTCCACATAGCTGAATTAATACCGTTTTGAGATTCTAATACAGCGCTAGGGTGATAACGTCTAAGTGTAATATTAATATTTTCAAACGTTTCTTGCTTACGGCCCCATACATCTAAACCATCCCCTTTCTTCGGCTTAACAGTTTCGTTATAATCAACAGAAATAAGGAAATGATCCTTATCAACTACCTTATACATTACCTTGCACTTGTGCTCGTTTAAGATTTTTATTAAATCCGGATGTGGTTTCATATTAAGATTTATTACTGACCTCCTTAGATTCAAGCAAAGCAATGGTATAATCATGCATTACCATTTCTTGAATTAAACTCTTAAAGGTATAATTCGGCTTCCAACCGAGTATAGTTTTAGCTTTAGTAGGATCTCCTATTAACAAATCCACTTCAGCTGGTCGTTCATAACGCGGATTATACTGTACGTATTTCTTATAATCTAGATTTAGACAACCGAATGCATATTCGCAAAGCTCTCTAACCGAATACGTCTCTCCAGTTGCTATAACGTAATCATCAGGCTTATCCTGTTGTAGCATAAGCCACATAGCCTCTACATAATCCTTAGCGTGTCCCCAATCTCTCTTAGCTTCTAGATTGCCAAGGTAAACTTCATTTTGTAGACCAGCTGCAATGCGTGCAGCAGCTTTTGTAACTTTTCTCGTTACAAACGTTTCACCTCTGCGTGGAGATTCGTGGTTAAAAAGAATGCCGTTGCTTGCATGTAAGCCATAGCTCTCTCTATAGTTAACTGTAAGCCAGTATCCATACACTTTAGCGCAACCGTACGGGGAACGAGGCCAGAACGGAGTAGTTTCTTTCTGAGGTACTTCTTGTACCTTACCATACATCTCAGAAGAGCTAGCTTGATAGAATCGCACGGATTTACCCAAGCCAGAATCACGAATAGCTTCTAATAGACGTAGAGTACCTAAACCTACAACATCCCCTGTATACTCAGGAATATCGAACGATACTCTAACATGAGATTGTGCTCCGAGGTTGTATATCTCATCGGGTTGAATCTTATGAAACAAACGAATTAAGTTAGATGAATCAGCTAGATCTCCAAAATGTAATGTGAATCGAAATTGATTTATTAGATGATCAATACGACTTGTGTTAAAGGTTGATGATCTTCGAACTAGACCATGTACTTCGTAGCCTTTGCTTAGAAGTAGTTCAGCTAGATAAGAACCATCTTGACCAGTTATACCGGTAATAAATGCTTTTTTCATTCAGTTTTAGTTATTTTACGTAAAATGTATCCCTCTTTAAAAGGTTCGAAAGAAATTTCATCCCCTTCTTTCCAATTAACTTTTTTAAGTAAAGCTGTAGGGAAAGTTAAAAATAAATCTTCAGAGTTCGAATACTGTTTAATTGGTATTAAAAAAGTATCAATACAATCATGGGGGTTTTTCTTTTTCTTTAACATGTAAACTCTTTGATTATATTAATAAAAAAACCACCTTTTTCAAGGTGGTAAAGGGTGCCCTCAGAAACCTATAATGTACTCGCTATGTGAGGGATAATAATCAATAAGTTCAGTTTCTGAGAGCATAGTTACTTAGTCGTTACGGATCGTACTTACAATGTCCCCAATCATTGAAGTTGTAAGTGCTTCATTCTTATTACCGTAGAACGGTAATACTCTAATGTACTTTACTGAACCGAGTTGACTAATTAAAGCAATCTTTTCGTAGTTAGTGGACTCTAAAAGATCATCAATAAGATAGTTCTTACCACTAGGAATGCGAAGCTCTTTATAACGATAATTTTCTACATCTCTACGCGAGTAAATCCTGTTTTCAGGGAAAGCAAGATTGAACTGCTTATTCATCGCTAGAGCATAGGGATGAATAGCGCGAGTGAGCATGAAAACATTTCCAATGCTGCGTAGTTGAAAGAGTAGCTCATTTGCACCAGGGCGTAATGAAGCTGGGTATAGATCTTGCTTCCTTGGTCGTGGATCAATGTTGACAGGTACTTCAGGTACTTCATTAGGGTTTTCCTTATCGAGGTTAGTATGAATTAAAGTTTCATCCAAATCAACGAAAATATTTTTTACTTCAATTTGTGGTTTTTCAGATCGCATACACATTCCTTATAATAATTACAGCCATAGCATTCATCATCGAGATAGATGTCCGGTCGTAGACAGGCATTTTTAGTAAGCTCCTCTACACTTTCTAGCACCGGAGCGGACCGAAAGAAATTAGTAGGGTCGCCTGACCATGGATAAACTCGTATTACTTCTTTCGTACCATCTTCATTAGTTACTACAGTGCTAGTTTCAGCGTGCGCAGCTAGACGCTTACGACGAACTTTCTTAGGAGCATTAGGATCCTTCTTAGGTTTACGATCTAGCTTAGGTAGCTTACCGTTCTTAGCAACAATCTCTCTAAGACCTTCTGCAGACCAGCCTTCCTTGAGATACTTTTTAGTCTCTCGTGAAACGTACTCCTTTACAAATCGTTGAATACTACCGCCAAAGTCCTTTTCGAGTCTCTTATTGAAGTAATCAATAGGGGCAAAGGTCTTTGCGCCAGTTACCGAATCGATAGGGTAAACGTACTTGCCGCATTTGCTAGTAGGTACATACTTGCTGATCTGTTCAATAGTCATAATAAAATAGGTTACCAGTGCCTGATAGTATTAGCAATGATAAAACCGTTAGTAGTAATATAAACTAGAATAATAAGAGTACGGATAAGTGCAACCCTATTCGCTTCTCTATTATCATTACTAGCTTTTTCTCCGATAGCTTTAGCCCAGAGACGCCAGAGATATTGCATGAATATTATTCTTCTGTTTCTTCTGACGGAGCAGGAGCCGGTGCACGGCGTTCATATGACACTTCAGTACCACGAGCCCAGTAATGAGCGTTCTCGTGGGTAAAGCGGAAGTTATTAACCTTTGCAGCCTGATCGCGTTCCTTTTCGGTAGCATCAGGCTTAAGCTGCTTAGGACGTCCAGGAAGCTTAGTACCATGCGGAATGCCACGCAGCCTCTTAACACTCTCAACAATACGCTTAATCTTCCTACGGTAGATAGGAGAATTAAAAACCTTGAGCTGGTCAGAGTCAATTTTAGACTTATCTTTTGACATATAGAATAGTGTAGTTAATAATTTTAATTAATCAAGAATTTTATGAGTAAGGTAATAACTTAAAAGATGAACATTCTCGTTATTCAAAGGAAACAATGTACTGTAGATAGAGCCTTCAATCTCAATATATTCTTCATCGTAACCTTCTGCTTGCATAGCTTTAATTAAACCCAAATTAACAATAGCAGCTTTAGCAGTTTTCGTCTTGAAGTCTGGAAATATAATTACTACTCCTAGATCGGATGTAATTATAGCTGTATTGGATTTTAACTTTTCATCTGTAGCACTAAGACAAGGGTCGTATTCTACATCAAATTCTCCTTTGTACTTTTCAAACACTGAAGCAGCAGCTAGTATCTCAGCTACATACTTCTTTACAGCTGTTTCAGTTTTTTCGCAAACCTGTGCATTATCAAACATAAGCTTATTATTACGTGTATAATTACTTATTCAAGCTAATAATTACTAACATGTCAACATTTACAGTAGCTCGTTACAAAAATGGTAGTTATGAAGCATTTTCATTTACAGAAGCTAATTTTAGAGGCTTTTATACTTGGATACATCTTATGACTAACCGGGAGTTACTTTGCTTTCAAGGAGTATTTGACCCCGAAGTAAATGCTAGATTAGCACCGCATTGGATTAATAAAGACTTAGATCATTTAT